GATTTTGTAGGACTCGAAGATGCCAGATTAATGCGTTGGGATGGAAAATTATATATATCAGGTGTACGCAGAGATACTACCACAAATGGTCAAGGGCGTATGGAACTGTCTGAAATTGTAGTCGGCAATGATACAGTTAAAGAAATATCTAGGTTTAGAATTCCTCCACCCAATGATCCAAATTCTTATTGCGAAAAGAATTGGATGCCAGTGTTAGATAAACCTTACCACTATGTAAAATGGACCAATCCAACAGAGTTGGTAAGTGTTAATCCAAATAGTAAAACTTCTAAAACAGAATATTTAAGCGCATCAATTTCGTTGCCAAGAGATATTCGAGGCGGAACACAAGTAATGGAATTTGAAGGACATTATATTGCATTAACGCACGAAGTGGATTTATTTCATAGCGAAGCAGGTCGTAAAGATGCTGTATATAGACATAGATTCATTGTATGGGATAACAACTGGAATATAGTAAAACATACTTCTGATTTTTCTATCATGGATGCTCATGTTGAATTTGCTGTAGGTATTTGTAAATTAAATGATGACATATTAATTACGTTTGGTTTTCAAGACAATGCTGCGTATTTGTTAAAAATTCCAGCTACCGTCCTTGCTGATTTTATAAATTCTAACTGAGTAATATATGAATAGAACAGATATAATAAATTACTATATTGCAAAAACTAATGCTAAATCATATTTAGAAATTGGAATTTCTGGTGGTGAAAATTTTGCCAAAATTATTTGTAATAATAAAGTTGGAGTAGATCCAAGTCCAACTTCTCCTGCAACTATACATTTAACTTCTGATGATTTCTTTATTGAAAATAAAAATTCATTTGATGTAATTTTTATTGATGGGTTACATCATGCTGATCAAGTTGAAAAAGATATCTTAAATTCTTTAAACGTACTAAATGATGGCGGTGTAATCGTATGTCATGATATGAAACCAGAAACAGAAGATGCTCAAATTATTCCATATCGAGGTGGTGAATGGAATGGTGATTGCTGGCGTGCATTTGTTAGTCTACGACAAACTCGCTCAGATTTAGAAATGTTTACCATTGACTGCGACCAGGGTGTATCGGTTATTACTCAAGGTAAACAAGATTTACTAAAAATTAATGAAGAAATGAATTATGAAAATTTTTCAAAGAATAAAAAAGAATGGCTAAATTTAATATCAGTAGATAAATTTAGCGAACTTATGAATATAAAAATGGATACTAATACACTTACACTGCTAATTAACAAATTTGTCATGGATCCAGCCGATCCTGAAAATAATTTTGCACTGGCTATATATTACAATTACATAGGACAAACAGCATCTGCCGTATCTTATTATATTAGAACAGCAGAAAGAACAGATAATGATCTTTTAAAATATGAATGTTTAATCAGAGCCGCTAGATGTTTTGAAGTACAAGGAACTAGAGCATTTTCTGTAAAAGGATTATTACAACATGCTATATCATTAATTCCAACTCGCCCCGAAGCATACTATTTTTTAAGTAGAATACATGAAACATCTAAAGGCGATGGAGATATGTTTGCTTGTTATATGTTATCGTCTATTGCACTAGGTGTTTGTGATTTTAATCTCCCTGAGTTAAGAACAGATGTTGGCTACCCAGGGAGATATGGATTATTATTTGAAAAAGCTGTTAGCAGTTGGTGGTGTGGATTGTGTGAAGAATCCAAAAATCTATTTAAAGATTTATTGAACAACGACGAGCTCGATGATACACATAGACGTGCAGTAATACAAAATCTTAAATTTTTTAATTTAACACATACTAAAGAATTAACACAATTCAATAAAGAAAAACATCAAAAATTACGAGTAAAGTTTACTGATTCGGATAAAATTGAAAAGAACTACGCCGAATCGTATCAGGATATATTTGTATTAACTATGTTGAATGGAAAAAAGAATGGTACATATTTAGAAATAGGTGCAGCAAATCCGTTCTATGGAAATAATACAGCATTGCTGGAACAAAACTATAATTGGAAAGGTATATCTTTAGATATAGAACAACAGTTTGTTGATGCATTTTCAAAAGAAAGAAAAAATCCATGCCTGTTGAAAGATGCTACATTGATAAACTATGATAGATTTTTATCTGGGTTAGATTTTTCCACTGACATTGATTATCTCCAATTAGATTGTGATCCGCCCGACGTTACATATAAAATATTATTGTCTATACCGTTTGAAAAATATAGATTTGCTACTATTACGTATGAGCATGATTATTACTGTGATGAGTCAAAGAGCTTTAGAGAAAAATCAAGAAAGTATTTAGAGTCATTTGGATATATTATGGTTGCTGGAGATATTGCACCAGACGAGTGGCGCAATTATGAAGATTGGTGGATTCATCCAGATTTAGTAGACAAAACAATTTTAAGTCAAATGTTGAACACAGATACAGCCACTAAAAAAGCTGAAAATTATATGTTAATGGAGAAAAAATGAATAGTATACCAGTGATAGGAACTGCGGTAGTTAATAGCACACATTGGGTGTCTAGACTACTAATGAGCATAGATTACCCTGTTGATAATTTTGTTATTATCAATAACAACGGTCGTGGCGAACTTGATCGAGAGTTAGATAATCTAAAAAAGATGAATCACAAATTTGTTAAAAATATAGTTGTGTCTCATCTTCCTGCAAATATAGGTTGCGGCGGCGCTTGGAATCTTATAATAAAATGTTTCATGCATAGCCCTTATTGGGTTCTTGTAAATGACGATGTATCATTTGGCATGGGCATGTTAGAAGAAATGGCCACTGCTGCTAATGCAGACCCTACAGTAGGAATAATACACGGCCATGAGGGCGATTTTAATGTAGGTAGTTGGGATTTATTCTTAATACGAGATTTTATCATACAAGAATTTGGACTGTTTGACGAAAACTTATATCCTGCATATTGCGAAGATGCTGATTATATAATGAGATTGATTCATCGACCTATTAAAAAAATAATGTCTTTGAATAAAACATATTATCACGGCACCGGAGAATGTGGGGATTATTTAGATCATGGAAAACAAACTCAAAAAACTGAACCTGAATTAAAAGAGAAGTTAGACATTGTTAATCTTCAAAATATAGATTATCTAACTAGAAAATGGGGTAATGGCTGGAGATTGTGTGAACCAACATTTATGCCTTTTGAAAATGAAGGTAGATCCATAACTCAAACTACCTATGATTTAAATTTTGTTAGACAAAAAAATCTAGGATTTTAAAATGAATAGCAAATTACTGGAAACCTCGTATCTAATACATAAGCCAGTTAATATAACTCAAACAGAAGATAAAGTTATCAGTGAATTGCTTTCAGGCCCATATTTTCCGTGGTACTGGCAGGAGAAACAAACACTCAACAATGATGAAACTGTTAAACTTGCATTGCCAGCTGAATTAAGAGAAACTATACAATTTTATAATGGTCCTTTAATGGCACATTCTTTAATATATCGAGCTGAAAATGAAAATATAAAATATACAGAAAGACCTGACAAAGATATAAGTCCATACTGCGGATTGTTTATGGAAATATTTCATAGATTCACAGTTGAAAATAATATAAAATATACAAATATATTTCGAGCCGCCCTAAATTTAACCTGGCATACTGGCAACTTACACACAGCTCCTCATGTAGATCATACATGGTCACATAAAAATTTTATTATGTATTTGACAGATTGTGAAGATAGTGAAACTATAATATGGTCTTCAAATTTTTTAGAAAGTTATTATATTCCTTGCATAAAATATACAGCGGCAGCTTTTGATCAGCAATGGCATGCCCATCGATATCCACCTCTAAAAACAAGAAGAATGGTATTGGTTGTAACTTATATATGATTAGAGTAAATCTAATAATAATTCTATTTTAGCTCTAATAATTTTATTATTAAAAGAATTCTTTACTGCTCTGTGCAAAGGTTTGGGCCATTGATCATAACTAGCCCAGGCATATCCATCGTGCTCGTTGTTTAATAGTGGAATAAATTCACGTTCGACCACTAGAACATAAGTGTTATATTGAAACCGTTGATCGTTGCTAATAAACAATTCTAAAGGAATTACTTTTTTTATAGTGGGTGTTTTGCCCACTTCTTCATGTATTTCTCGTGTAAGAGCATCAAATGGTGTGCTATCAGATGGTTCTTTTTTACCTCCAACTAATCCCCATGTACCTGCAGTTTTAGTCTGTGTTCTTGATAAAAGTAAAAATCGTTTGGTATCTTTGGCAAGAAACAATCCACCACTGCATATTACTTGATTTACAGAACTATTCTCCATAATGCTGCACTATAGATGCCCTCATAACTCTTGCTCCATGCTCCGTTCTCCCATTTGTATTGTGTATTTGTATATGAATTAGTTATATACACAACAGTCTTATAGGTTGTAGAACTGAATACTATAATCCATTTGGTGCCGTCCCATTCAATTATATCATTGGCAAATGCTTGAAAATCACTATAGTCAGCATTCTTCCATGCTACTGGACCCGAATATCCATATTGTCCAAATTGTGCATTATTATTAATATCTTCTAATATTAAATAGCGTGTACCTGCTGCAACCGTACCTGGATTATATGTGTCAGGATTTATAACAGCATCAACTGTTCCTCTACCCGCAATGGTAGTATTGCTTGGAACAGTATCACGATTAATGTTTAATCTCATAGCAAAATCATCACCGGGATCTAAACTCATATAAGCAATTACTTCATTACCATCGGATTGTGCAAATCTTAATTCACTTAACCCTGCTCTAAATTTTCCAGGATATAAATCTAATATTTTTAACCAAGATGCTGTATTTTTAGGAGATGTAATATCTATATTTTCTCCTGCACCATTGGCATTTATAAGTCTTGCGGTATTGTTTAAAACTAATAAATCAAAATTGCCTGGTGTTATAATCACTGCCGAATCTGGAGAAATATTTGAGAATACTTCAGCTGCTTGTGCTTGATCGTAGACTGATGCAATTGTACCCTGTGCATTGCTGGCAAAAATATTAGATATAATTTTAGTGATAACACCTAACTTCTTCACCTTAGCAGGAGGAGTTATCCATATAGGTGTATCAAATGTCATAGTCATTATATCTATATCTTCAGTAACACCCTGTGGTATTTGCCTACTAGTAAAATTTACATCATCTAATCTAACAGTACTCAAACTAGTCCAATCTAGATAATTGTCAGTAGTTTGAATTTCAAAACTAGGAGTAAAGAAAACTGCAATCTGTTCAAATATCTGCAACTTTTGATCTGTACTAGTAGCCCATATGTCTGCATTTAAGGTTAACTTATATGGACTTGGCATAATACGTTCAATGGTAAAATTACTGCCTTTGGTATCTAAGTATTGATTTGTAGTTGGGTCAATGGCTCTTTCAATGACATTAATCTTACTAATATACGTAGGATCTTGTAAACGTTCTCGGTCAAATTCTAATTCTTTAATATAACAAGAAATAAATGGAGCACTTGGAATCGCATTCTCACTATTTTTTCTAAGAATTTGACCAACTTGTCTAGTCATATCTCCATAGCGAACAGGCACCTGTACTAGATTGCCCTTGGCATCCTTATAGGCAAAGTCGCTGAATATCTGAATAAATTGTGTCAAATATCTACGTATTTGACCGTCATAGAAGTAGTCCGATTTAGTACAGTCGGTGTTAAACCGCTGCCTCCGTGTTTAATTTTTTTTTGTAAATAACCATGTTATAAATCTGCCCTTGGTTTTAATACTTGACTCAATGCCTGACGTTCCGGTACAACTTCTCCTGCAATGGTAGCTGTATTGATATTGTTTATAAAACTTGCTTTGAGTTTTCTTCTTACTAGCAATGGATTATCGGTCTGTGTTTCGCCTAACATACTTGTTGTCATTCTTACATTATCCTCGTACTTGAGCCAATGTATTCCATCAAATCTAAATAATCTATTAGGCAAATAATCTGTTCTTAGGAAGAAATCACCTAATCCTGGTGTTGTAGGAAATGATATTCCAAACCCATATGGAATACCATTTGGAGGAACACCATTACCAGTTAGATAACCAATATAATAATTTTTACCAGGGGTATTCAATATAGCAGATGAATCTAAATACGATGATGTTGCTGTAACATCTGTATTATCGATAGTAGTATCTGCTACAGATACCAATCCTGTTCCTGTATTACTAACTGGTACAACATAGAATTGGTCAGTTTGATAACCACTCTTTTCAACATCTGATTGTGCTTGTTGAATAATCTGATTATTAATTTCTATATTTTTCTTATATGATGACAACAAATCACGTAATGTGCTGCCATCTTCTGCTCCACTATCTGCATCGAGAATCTCTTTAAATTCTTGACTATCAACTAGTGGTGAACATTTTGCTCTGACTAAATGAGGATACCACGTTTGACTATATCCTGTTGCAGGACGAGTAACTTCTGATACAACATAAAATCTTCTCAATGCTACAAGACTATCATCTAATGCATATTCATCTTTTTGGTGTGGTAGTTCTATTACGTCACCAGCCATAATTTTTCTACCTAACGCATCATAACTGCTACGTAGGTGAAAGTTGATCATTATATTATCATTTTGTAAAAATAACCCAAATTGACTTAGATTAAAATCCAGGTCAGCCATGGTATAAATTCCGCGAATAATGTAAACATCTGGATCATAATGACGATCTCTGTTTTCCATGAATAACAAATCTTGTATACCTAATTCAGGAATGCTATTTAAATT